TCACCCCGCCCTCGTGGCGGAGATCCGCTCGCCAATCGAGATGATGACGCGGCTCTGGCTGACATATTTTTCCCGGATCTTGGCGACGTCCTTCGTCGACCAGCCGAGGATGTCCGCGATCTCCTGGTCGTTGAGGCCGGCGATCATGCAGCGAGTCGCGAAGGTGCCGCGCAGATCGTGGAAGTTGACCTCGATGCCGCTGTCCTGCTTCGCGTCGTTGAAACGGCTCCCCAGCCCCTTCGGCGTCCACGGCCGCCAGTAGCTGCTCGAGAGGACAGTCTCGGGCAGCGGTTTCCGCTTGCTCGGGACTTTCCGTGCCATCTCGGCGGCGTGCCGCGCCTTGATGCGTGCCAGGATATCGCGCGCCTCGGGCAGCAGCGGCACCCGGATCGTGGTCTTGCCGCGGCTCTTGCCGGTGTTCCAGATGATCGCGTGCTCGCCGATCGCCGCCCAGGGGATGCGCACCAAGTCACCGCGGCGGATGCCGGTGCAGGCGGCCAGCTCCACGGCCTCGCGGATCTCGACCGACGCCGCCGGCAGGAACGCCTCAAAGTGCTGCGCCTCCCAAATAATGTCCGACCGGTCGCTCTCGTAGAGACGCTCAGTGCCGAGGAGAACGTTCGCCGGCAGGCGGCCGCGGTCGAACGCCCAGCTCAGCAGCGCAGAGAAGGCGGTGATCGCAGCATCGGCGCTGCGGGGCTGCTCCGCCCACCTGTCGCGCCATTCGAGAACGTCGCCGCGGACGCGGCGGTCCGCGAACACCCTGAGCGGCGTCTTCCCGAACTCGTCCGTGATACGCTTGTGCCAGGTGCCGTAGTCGGTGCGCGCCGAAGGCGAGAGCCGCTTCCATTCTGCGCTGGAGGTGTAGAGCTCGATCAGGCCGGAGATCGTGTCCGCGCTAGCCTCGGGCTTCTCGCGCCGCAGCTCGGCCGCCGCATCCGTCAGCTCCCGGGTAATCGCCGGCTTCGCCCCGCCCTCCTTCTTCAGGATCTGCGGTCCGCCGCGCCAAGCGTAGACGTAGTAGGTGATCGGCCCATTCTTCGGGCGCTTCGTCACGATATGCAGACCTGCCGGCATTGCGCTCATCTCCCGCGCCCTGCCTTCCAACGGTCGTATTCGGATTCGGCCGAGACGGGCGCCGCGTGCGACACCGTACCGAGATCGAATTGCTCAGCAACGATTCGCTCCAGCTGCACCTTGGCCCAGAACTTGTTGCCGCCGTCCCTCACCCCGATTTCGCCGTACTGCTCAAGGAACTTCGTCTCGGAGACGCCCATGAACAGCGCCGCCACCGGCGCCGTCATCCGGGCCGGCCAATCGGGGCACATCTCCAGGCGCGTCAGCGCGTTCATCTCGATCCTTCAATTCATGTGCCGCTGCTCTCCCGCGCTGGTCACCCCCGTAGCGGCTGGTCAGACCGCGCCCTGCTGAGGTTGGGCACCTGCCCGGCGATCACGGCCGGGCGGATTGGTCAGCTCGGCGGCACGAGGCGGATTTTCCACGACCGGCGGAAGAGGCGGCGCCGGCGTTCGACCAGGCCGAAGGTCACGGCGAGGAAGATGCGCAGTTGAGCCAACGCGAGGGTCGGGACGATATCGGCCTCGGCCGTCCAGCGGTCGGTGCTGAGGCGCGCGAGCAGCGGCGCCAAGTCGCGCTGGACCCACGGCGCCATGGGCTCCTTCCCGCTCACAGCTGCGGCTCGACTATCACGACGGTGCCAGCTGCGGTCTTCTCGCCGAGGTGCAAGATCGCGGCGTCCACTGCTCGCCCTGGTGTCTCCGTCTCGGCGAACCGCTGGCCCGTGGGTCCGATGGACCAATGGAACCAGCCCGACGCGGTAGGCCAGATATGGATGCGGGGGCGCCCGTCAGCGCGGTCGAGGGGGCGCCTCACGCGTCGCCTCCGAGATTGTCGATATTACCCCGCTCCACGCGGAAGGTCAGCGCCACCACCACGGGGTTCGCCAGCCATTCGCCGGAGCCGTGCAGGGTATCCCACAGCGCCGCGAACATGCCGCGGCCGGTCGCGCGCGAAAGCAAAGGGAAATCTTTGCTCGCGTGCTCGACGCCCGGCACCCAGAAGCCCTTAACCGGGTGCTCGGCGACGCCCTCGGCAATGGCCTCTTCCTCGGTCAGGTCGTTGAGGCGCTGGATCCGCACCTCGTCCACAATCAGCGTGAGGCGAGAGGCCCAGCGGGGCATGTGCATTCCCTGGCGGTGCCTGCCGAATAGGGTCGTCCGGTCGCCGCGCCCGAGCATGTCGATGTGGCCATCGGCGAGGTACATGACCGCTTCTTCGCCACCGAGCTCACTCGGCGCGAGATCCTCATATGCGAGGGGAGTCTTCCAATGCTCGCGGACATAGAGGCGGTCGCCGGCCGCATAGCCGATATGCGCCATCCATCCGGTGCGCGTTGCCGGCGCCTGCCACTCGAACGCGTCGGCTTCCCAGAACCAACCGGTCTCGTGCAGGTGGCGGAAGTCGGACGCTCCCTGCAGCGCGCGGATCATATCGCCACCGCTCAGGGTGAACGCCGAACTCTCTGGCGTCGCGAACACACGCGCCTGCGACAGCAGCCTCCGGGTCTGCGTCTTTCGCCCATCGAGCAGCGCGCGGACCATCGGGGCCGAGAAGATGATCGGCCGATCAGCCATGCGCCTGGCTCCCAACGAGGAGCGCCAGCATGTCGCGGAACTCGCGGCCCGCGCTGGTCGCCTCGAGCACCTTGTCGCGGCGATCGGCGGTCGGCCGGCGGCGCACAACCAGACCGCGCTCTTCCAGCGTCGTGGCAGCGCGGGTGATGACCGGCTTCGACACCTTGAGGGATTGAGCAAGTCGGCGGACATAATGCGGCCCCTCCTCGTCGCAGACGAGGCCGAGGAGCGCGAGCTGGCGCGAGGTCAGCTCAACATAGTCCGACGACCGGACCCAGGCGAGCGACGCGGAGACGAGATCGTTCATGCTTTCTCTCCAGGAAGGACGGTCGCCAGCCCGATCATGCCGCTGATTTCCACGGCGACACCGTTCCGCCGAAGCTGGGCCAGCCCGCTGTTGAAATTGCCGCCGCGCGGGGCGGCGCCGAGCGCAGCGCCTAGCTGCTCGCGGGTGAGCGGCCCGGCGGAGAGCGCATCGATCATGCGGGGCGCTGGGGTCCTGAGCACCGACCGCCAAAGCTCAAGCGCTTCGGCACGAGTCATCCCGGCGGGCTCAGGCTGGGACGACCTGATGAACTCGCCGTCTTCGATAAGGCGCCCGCTCTCGCGCAGCCATTTGCGGGCCGCGTTGAAGTTGCCGCCGCTGGCCTTTCGGCCGGTCAGGGTAGCGGCCTGGGTCCAGGTTACACGCGCCGGATTGATGCGGTCGAGGAGATCCGCGATCGCGAGGGCGGCAGGCGAGGCATTACCCCCGCCCGCCTTCTCCATTGCGGTTCTTGCCGCCGGTGCTGGAGCCTGCACCCTCGGGGCCGCTGACGTCATCACCTGACGCCCCTCTGTTTGCCCTTCGTCTACCTCGGGGCCTCCGCCGCCTTGCGCGGGGATCTTGTCTGCGAGCACGCCCGGCCGTACCCAGCCATTGGGGACCAGGTGCCGCTCGGCGCTGAAGGCAATGGCATCTGCGAAGTTGAGGGTATCGCTCAGCGCGTCGAATCGCTGGCCGAGGAGCGCGAGTGCCTCGCCGATGTCGCTCAAGGAATGCCCTGCCAGCCGGTGCGCTTTAATGAAGCCGGAGAGCATGTCCTCCGCAGCCAGCGCGCGCTGCTCCATCGCGGCGGCTCTAAGATTTGCGCCCTCCGATGAGGGGGCAGAAATTAAAGCGTCGCTAGCAGGCGCCGCCGCGAGGCCGGCGAGGATCTCGCGCAGCGCTTCCGGCGCCGGCGGGGTCGGCACCTTTGCCTGCCCCGATTTGACGATGGTGGTCTCGACCGCCGCGACGGTGAACAGCACCGCCGTGCGCGAGATCGCGGGGCCGAAACCCCAGAATTGGCGCGGCTCGAGGTGCTGCAGCCCGCGCGCCTCGGCGCTGCTCGGCGGGAAGCCCAGCTGCTCGGCTGCGGTTTTGCGGTCCAGCGTCTGCCCGACGAAGCCGAGCATCCAGTTCCGCGCGAGCCCGCGCACGCCGGCGTCCAGCTCGGAAATCCGGGTGGTGGCGAGCACCGCGGTGAAGCCGCGCTTGCGGCCGCGCTGGAGCAGGTCCTTGAGCGCCTCGGCCGCCTCGCTCGAGCCCTTGGTCGGCGCGAAGCGCTGCGCCTCGTCGATCACGAGGAGGATGGGCCGCCACTGGTCGCGCGGCGCGGCGAGCAGCGCTTCCAAGAAGGTCGCGATGAAGACGGCCGCGTTCTTGCCTGGCTCGTTGGGCAGGTCGTTGATCTGGGCTATAAGCGAGAAGCCATGCGAAAGCGCCGCCTGGGCGAGCGCTGCGGCGGTGTCGACGGTCGCCGGTGTGTCCCCGCCCTCCCCGCCCGCGATCACATAGTCGTAGCGCTCGCGCAGGGTGTAGAACTCGTCTTCGGCGTCGAGGATGATCTGCTGGACCTGCCCGTGCGTGGACTCGAGCAGCTTGCGGATCGCGCCGCTCTTTCCGCCGCCGCTGTTGGCCGCGACGATCAGGTGCGCGCCGATCAGGTCGTCGAGCCCAATATCGAGCTGGTGGCCCGCGGCCGTGGTGCCGATCAACGCGCTCACCCGCGCACCCGATCGATCAGACGCGCGAACAGGCCGCGCCGCTCGCGCCGCTGCAACCACTGGTCCCGGCGGCTGGCATCGCGCTCGAGCATCGCGGCCTTGCGGTCTGCGAGCGGAAGGTCCGAGATGCGCGCAGGCGCATTGATGAGAGGATTGTCGGTCATACGGGGTTAGCCTCAGTTCGCCATCATCGGCCCGGCGCGCGAGGCGCCGGGCTCCTGGGGCGTCAGGCCGCCGCGGGGGCGTCCTCGTCTTCGTCGCTCGCGTCGTCGTCGTCGGTGGCATCGTCGGTGGCGGTTTCCTCGGCCTCGACGGCCGCGGCGGCCTCGCCCTCGACTTCGGCCGCCGACTCGCCGCCGGCACCGGCCTCCTCGCCGCCCTCGGCGCTCATCGAGCACATGGAGGCGAGCGCCAGGACACCGCACATGCTGACAATCTTACGCATCTGGATTCTCCTTCTTGGTCGGCTGAATTGCCGCCATCGTCGGGGCGGCCCGGGGGACGCGGGCCGCCCTCCCGGGGCGTCAGAACAGGTGAGTGTCGATCTGCGAGCAGCCCTCTTCGAAATAGGCCTGGTCGTTCTCGCCCACGATCGTCTCGACCTCGGCACCGAAGGCCTCGCCGGCCTCAAGCCCGATCTCGCCGATGCGCGTGATTGCGCGGGCGGCGATGGTGGCGACGGTCGCAGCGTCGGCTTCGGCGATCGCGGCGGTGATGGCGTCCAAGCTGGGCATTCTCTTCTCCTGGGTTCGGGCACTGCGCCCATCCTCGGGGTGAAGCTGCGTCGCCGCGGCCCCACCCTCCGGGGGGCTCAGCGCTTGCGACGCTTGGTGCCGAGGCCGATCTTCTTCGCCAGGTTGCGGCGCTGCTCGGCATAGTTGGGCGCGACGAGCGGGTAGTCGGCGGGCAGGTTCCACTTCGCCCGGTATTGCTCCGGCGTCAGCTGATAGTGGGTCATCAGATGCCGCTTGAGCATCTTCAGCTTCTTCCCGTCCTCCAAGCACACGATGTAGTCGGGCCGCACCGAGGCGCGGATCGACACCGCCGGCGCCTGCTTCGGTGCCTCCGCCACCTTCGGCTGGCCGAGGCGGGACAGCGCGTCATAGGTGTTGGTGATCAGCGTCGGCAGGTCGGTCATCGCGACCGAGTTGTTCGAGACGTGCGCGGCGACGATATCGCCGGTCAGCGTCAGGATGCTGGCCTGGTCCATAGTTACTTTGCTCCCTTCTTGAACCGCGCCTTGGCGGTGGTGATCGCCACATCGACATCGGCGGCGACGTCATCCGGAATGACGTCGCGCTGCTTGGCGAACTCGCTCTCGACGTTCAGCACGTCGCCGAGGATCTCCGCGCTCTCGAGCCGCTGGGTCAGTTCGGCCGCAACCGCGCGTGCCGGGTGGTCCTCCGGGGTGGCGTCATCGTCGGCGCTAGCCGGCTGCTCATCGGAGCCCCCCTGCCCGTCCATTTCGGCCAAGCCCTCGCGGTCAGCGGCGCGGACCGCTTCCTCATCGACCTCGTCGCGCGGCAGTTCGCCGGTGGCGGGATCGGCACCCTCCGCGAGAGCAGCCTCTTCCCGGGTCGGCTCAATCAGCCGTGCCGGTTCAGCTTCCTCGGCGGCCAGCGCCGCGGCCACCGACCGGGCGGTCAACTCTTCGTCGCGGCCCTCGACATCGATCAGGTCGCCAGACATCGGCAGCGTCTTGCTATGGCGGCGCATGACGGTCTTTCGCGCCATCTCGGCGAACCAGTCGACCCACGGGCCCTTGGGCGGAATCGGGTCGCTCGAATTGTACTTCGTCCTGCCCAGGGCGCCGGTCTGGCTCACCTGCCGCACCTTGTTGATCTCGGCGCGGCGCATCACCTCGAACGATTTCGAGCCATCCTTCATCACCGCCACCGAGTAGGCGGCAATGATGTTGTCGTCGGTCGAGTCCTCCTCCGAGAGCATCAGGTCGGGGCGGTGACGCAGCACCGCCTCGGTGCCGGCCTCGTAGATGAAGCGCCCGCTCTCCATTTCTGCGCGGTAAACCACGTTGGTCTCGATCGAGCTGATCTCGCCGGACTGAAGGATCTTCTTCCGCAGGCCGTAGACCATCGGCATGTACTGGACCTGCTTGACGCTGACCCATTGGCTCCCCTGCTTGACGCGGGTCGAGAAGATCACCAGCGCCGCCTCGCGCTTGTCGGGCAGCAGCCCGTCCTGCGCCGCCTTCATGCAAGCGAGGAGCAAGCTCTGGCGGTCGGCCTTGAGCAGCTCGACGTCTGACTGAACGGCGGTGATGATGGTGCGCTGGAACTGCTCGGGCGAGATGTGCACCGGAAGCACCATCTTGAACTGATCGGCGCGGGTGGCGAGCTGGTTGTTGAGCGAGGCTACGGCCTGGCGCGTCTCGTCGACGGTCGTGATAGCGTTCATTGGTAGGGCTTCCTCAGAAGGTCAGATCACCCTCGCCGATCGCGTCGGCGGGGCTGGCGGTTTCGAGCGGGGTCGGCTCGGGCTGGTCGTCGACCTTCCCGAGGATGGGCTTGCAGGCGAACGGCGGCTCTTCGTCGGTGATCTCCACCACCGTGACGCGCTTCCAACCGTCGCTGCGATTGTCCGCGACCTTGACCATGTCGCCCTCGGCGAGAGGTTCACCGTCCCAGGTGTAGGTGTAGGTGCGGGTGTCTTCGGTCCTGAACTTGACCTTCACGAACTTACGCATTGTGCTTCTCCTCAGAAAGGGACCGCATCGTCGGAGAAGCGCTGGGTGAGCCTGCGCTGCGCAACGACATGGTAGGTGGGCTGGAGGACGTAGAATTCGCGGCCGGGGTGCTGATCCGCGAGGCGCTCGGCCTCTCGTTCCGCGGCGCCGCTGTCCGCATGCTTGAAACGGGGCTCGCGATCGCCGCTCGGGGACCACACCAGCCAGAAAGGTGGCGCCTCCATCAGTCGATCCTCGCCACACGGAAGGCGCCGTCCTGCTGGATGACTGCGATCCAGGCGCCGTCGAAGAACATGATCTTCTCGTCGCGGAGCATGGCGTCGGCGATCAGCTGGCGCGCGGGGTCGCCCGGATAGGTCAGCGTCCCGGCCGCCACATCGAGCGTAAAGCCCTTGGTGTCGTGCCAGCCACCGCCGATATCCCGGTAGGCGGCATCGATCTGCTCGACAGCGCTCGCTGGGTCGCGATCGTCGAGCATCTTGGGGATGGTGCCGAGCATTTCGCGCTCGCCGTACCCGCGCCGCTCCATGTGCTGCTTCGCCGCAGCGCTGAAGGTGAAGACGACCATCAGCGCGCGCTCGTCTTCGCGCGCTCGGTGATCGCGACGCCGGGGATCTCGATCTTGCCCTTGGCGGTCTTCACCACGCGCTGGATCGCGGCGTCGATCGCCTCGCGAACCTTGGCGTCGTCCTTCACCTTCTTGAACGCCTTCGCGTAATCAGTGACCGTGCTGACATGCTCGGTGCCGAAGGACACGGTGGCACCTCCATCAGAGCGGACAGGCCCGGTGCGCGCGGGCGGCGGCGGCGGCGGCGGGAGAGCGGCTTCCAGATTGTTCGCGCGAGCCAGCGCCTCGAGCTTCTCCCGGTTCGCGGCCTCTTCGGCCTCACGCTCGCGCTTGGCCTTCAGCTGCTCGGCGGCATAGCCGTCCATCAGCTGCTGGACCTTAGCCTTGCCGTCGCTAATGCGGCCGATCAGCGCGTTCTTCTCGCCATCGACCAGGCGACCGGCGTCGAGGTACGGCTTCTTCACCGCGACGTGCACGGACGTGACCAGGGTCTCGCAGGCGCGCAAGCGCTTCACCAGCTCTCCGCACTTGCCGAGGTTCTCTTCGCTGTCGCACCTCGCGCGGTGCACGGAGCCGAGATCCTCCGGCTTCTCCAGATCCGGATTGACCTTGCCGAGCAGCTGGTCGAGCAGCACCATGAAGTCGGCGCGCTCGCCGAGCAGCGCTTCGCGGAACTCGGCGCCGATGCGCTCTTCAAGCGGCGGCTCGTTACCGCCGATGACGGCCCGAGGGTTCTCCTCCGGCGCATTCTGCTCGGGCCAGGGCTTGATGTCGTCGAATACGGGCTTGGGCTCCATGACGGGCTCCTCGGTTAGAACGGCAGAGGGGTTTGGCTGGACAGCGGGTCCAGCTTGCGGGTGGGGTCGGCGTAGGCCGTCTCGGGCGCGGCTTTCTCGCCCCAGCGCTGGCGGGCGCAGTAGCCGCGGTAATCGGCCTCGCTGATCGGATCGTCGGCGCAGCCAGGCCAGACGCGCTCGAGATCGATCGCGCCGTCATTGACGAGGGCCTGCCAGCGATGCGAGCGATCCAGTTCCTCGCCGGTGACGGGGTCGAGCGGCGCGCCGTACCAGATGCGCACGCCGACCATCATGCCGCCCTTGACGAGGCGCGTGCGGTAGAAGCCCGCAACCGGGACATCGGGGTCGAAGCCCTCCGCCTGGACCGGCGCGCGGCGCTCCGAATAGATGAGGCCAGCGCGGCTCACAGCAACAACGCTTTCGCGCGCTGGCGAGCGATATGCTGCTCGATAAGCTTGCGCGCTCGGGGCGACTGCGCGCCGATATCGTTGAGCATGCCCTCGAGGTAACCAACCGCGAACGCGGGGAAGCCCGGGATGATGCTCTCGACCCGCTCAGGATTGGCGGCAGCAAGGGCGGTGATGAGCTGCTCGCCCAGGTTGCGCGGCGCCGTCACAGCTCGAACTCCCGCGGCGCGACGGTGCGCGCGGCCTGGTCGACTTCCAGCACCTCGGAGTCCGAGAGCCGGTTGAAGGCCCCCTTCCCTCCGTTGCTGGAGATGATCAGCAGCGCGATCAGCACCTCAGGGCGATCGAGCAGGTCGGCCGGGATCTCCATATCGGTGCCGCCGTCCGCCTTGAGCAGATCGACCTTCCCGAAGGCGCGGCGGTCCTCGAAGTGGAAGAGCGCGCTCACGAGCGAGCCCTCCGCACCGCGCCGCCGATGAGCAGCGCGCCGATCACGAACGCGAAGCCCGTGGTGGCGAGATCGCCGATCGCCGCAGCCATGAAGCCCGCGATCCAGATGCCGGCGCCGAGGCCGAGAGTGGCTTGGCGGGGGATCATGCGGTGCCTCGCACTTTGGCGATGGCGGCTTCCATCCGCTCCCGGCGCTTGATCAGCCGATCAAGGTCGCTGTCTTCGGCCCAACGGATGTCCTCGTTGAGGTCGGCAAGCTCGGCTTCGAGCGCGTCGAGCAGCGCGGGCGCAGCGTCGCGCTCGGGCCGGCAAGCGGCCCAGAACGATGCGCGGAAGGCCTCGACATCCTCACCCGTCCGTTCAGCGTGGGCAGATGTCAGGTGCTCGAAGGTGCTGGAACCGTAGCCGAGTAAATAGGCAACGCGACCGTCGTCGCGAATGCGATTGAGGACGGCGGTCACCGCCCTGTCCGCGCTGGTCAGCGTTCCGCCCATCAGAGCTGCCCCTCCCCGGCCCACTTTGCGCGCCACGGCTTGCCGTGGAACGCGGCGGCGCGGACGAGCGTGTCGATCTGCGGGCCGATGCCGTTCCGGCCAAGCATGCCCAAGCCGGTCCGCAGGCTCGCCTCACCGAAGAGGCCGGGCCGCGCCGCATCGCACTCGTAGCCGGCGACCTGCGCGAGCAGCTGCTTCGCGTCGTAGACGGTGTGGGGGAAGTCGGTGGTGACCAGCACCATCTCGAGCTTCAGCCGGGCGGCGCTTACGAGCGCGGCGAACCGGACAGAGGGATCGATCGACTTGTCGGCAACTATCGCGCCATCGATCGCAACATGTTCAGCAAAGGCCGTCGAGGCTTGCATGCGTGATCTCCACAGCCCCGGACCAGTGGGGCTATGGCGACGATAATAGCGATTATCGCTACTATCGCAAGCATGAATTGCGACTATCGCAACTTATTTCGCAACCGACTAATCCGGCCACTCCTCATCGGGGTAGAAATCTGGGGCTGGAACATCGGAGAAATCGCTTTCCCGGGCGCATTCCTCATGCCGCTCGACGGGCAGATCGGGGCGTGAGCCATCGAAGCCGATTCGGATCCAAGCGCCGAAGCTGGTCTGTCGCTGGAAGATCGCAATGATCTCCCTCCCCTGCCGCATCATGCCGCCGATCCAGGGCGCACGCTCAGCGGTCAGATAGCCGAGCTGGATGCCGCGCTCGCTATAGACCGCGACGGCATTCTCATCCGCAGGGTTCTTCGGTTCAAGGCGAAGCTCGATCGGCTCGCCTGGGCGACAGAGGTTGAGCTCGAACCGCCGGCTCGGTCCACGCTTATTGGGAAAGCCGGCGCCGACCACTGCGAGGCTCAAGGCGCCGCGGGCTTCAGCGACCATGCTCTCCAACCAAGCTAAATTCGGACGACCGGCGGTCGCGAAGCATCAGTGCCTCCTGATCGATCCCACCACGCGCCCCACGAGGGCAATGTCGTTGGCATCGACCTCCTGATCCGGAACGTCGGGATTGTCGCTAATTACCAGCACCCGACCTTGGCCAATCGCCTTAAGCCGCTTCACGGCGCCGGCGCCGAACAACGACATGGCCCAGATCCGGTCCTGCATGTTCAACACACGCTGGTTGAGATCGAGGATGAGCTGGTCGCGATCGCGGATCGTCTCGCCCATGGAATCCCCGATCCCGTCGACGACCCTGAGACGGTCCGGAGGCGAAGGCGTCAGCTGCCGAAGAAAGCTGATATCGAATTCGATCGGCTCGCCCTCGATGTAATGCTCATCGATGTTCGTACCTGGCCCGAGCGCGAAGGATAGATCCATCCGCATCACCGCTGCGGTCTCGCCGGCGTCGATAGTCCGCGTCGGCAGATGATCAGGGACAAGCGGCCGCGCCGGTGACCGGCCCTCGCGCTCGAGCCTGTCGAGCTCCTTCCGCGCGTCGTCCGCCTCGATAGCTTGAAAGCGGCGCGTGCCGCTACGGACCTTCGAAAGCTTGTCGGCGCTCATCCCGATGAGCTCGGCGAAAGCCTTCTGATCGATCGCCAGACGGTCCAGGCGCCGGAAAATATCGTCGCGTTCTTGGTCGTGCCGGTCGCTCATACGGCCATAGGAACGTAAATCGCGACTATCGCAATCGCTACTATCGCAACTTTCCGCTTGCGATGAAATCGCGATTATCGCATTTTGCGTCGCATGCAGACAGCTATTGACGCCTTGCTCGACGCCTTGGGTGGAAACTCGGAGGTCTCCCGAATCACCAAGATGCCGTATTCCACGGTGCGGAGCTTCCGCTCCAACGGCATCACCGAGGCCCGCCTGGATCACATCGTCCTCGCGGCCGCCGAACGCAATCCGGATGTCGACATCGCTGCGCTTGTCGCTGCCGTGGTCCCAATCGATCGCAGGGTCGCAGCCGAGGCGGCATGAACGGCACCGGCGTCGCCCCCAATTTCACCTGCGCCAAATGCGGCGGGGCGCACTGCGAGTGCAGCTTCACCGACTGGCTTGAAAGCGCTCCCTCTCCGGCGTTGACCGACGCCGGCGAGCCCCTGGGCGCGGAGCCTCACCGCTCCGCGCCCCCTTCGCCCACCCCTGACACGCCGGTGATCGAATGAACGGCTTCGACCTCTACGCCGTGGAGCTCGCGCTCACGATCATCGCCTGGGCGGTGCTCCCCCTGATTGTCGGCCTCGGCATTGGCCTCGGCCTGCGCCGCCCGAATTCCCGCGACGATCGAAGCCACGATCCGGCCGACAGGCTTGGCGGGTCCTCGGACAGCTCGTCGGGCACGGGCACTCTTCATGCTGATGGTGATGCCCGATGACCTCCGGGAATGTCCGCCCGAACATTCTGCCCCTCACGGACGCCGATGTCCGCCAGCTGCTCGCTGACGGCATCATCCGCGCGTGCGGAAAGCCGAACGCGGTCGGCGGCGGAACGCTGGGCCCGACGCGCGTCGGCATGGCAATCGGCTGCGACGAGAAGACGGTGCGCCGCGCGCGCGACCAGGAGAGCACGCTGGGCTTGGCCTGTGCCTTCAACCTGCTCGACGTCAACCCAGGCGCCCTCGACGCGCTGGTTGCCGCCAAGGGCTACCGGCTCGCACCGCTGACCGTCGGCGCCGCGCCCGATCCGATCGCCGCCAGCGGCGCCGTGATTCACAAGCTCGGTGAGGCCCGCGCGTCCGATAGCCCGGGCGGCGTCCGCGAAACCGAAGACGAGCTGATCGGCATGGAACTCGAGGTCACGCGCCTTGAGGAGGCCACCGCCGCCCTCCGCTCCCGCATCGCCATCGCAAAGCTCCGGAGGAATTCGGTATGATGCAGCACACCTCGCACACCCGCACGCTGATGCTCGATTGGCTCAAGGACCGGGACGAGCGCGTCCTCCCGTCGCCCAGCGACGAAGAGATCATGGAGAAGTTCAGCTTCGCCAGCCCCGAGGCCGCGCGCACGCTGCTCGCGGATCTCGCTGACCGCGGCCAGATTTCCGTCCGGGGAACCGGGGACCACCGCCAGATCAACATCGGCAAGCCGAAGCCTCCGCGCATCGCGACGCCCGCGGTCCTCCGCTCCGTTAAGCGCCCGGCCACGAAGATCCAGCATCTGGACGAGGACGCCGGCGTCAGCCGGATCATGGATATCGTCCGGCGCAGCAAGGTCACCGCTGCTTCGGTGGAAGCGCCGACAGCCAACCGGCCGGTCGCGCACATCGCTGCGCCCGCTGTTGAGCCGGCAGTCGCACCCGAGGCCACCCGCACCGCCGCTGCTGCGCCGATCGGGCTCGCGGCAGTCGAGCCGGCGAAGCGGAAGCGCGAACTCGCCGCCAGCCCCACCCCTCAGCGCCGCCAGGTCAATATCAAGGTCAGCGAGGAGCACTATCAGCTGCTCAGCGAGCGGGCTGAAGCTCAGGACCTATACCTGTCGACACTGGTGTCCGACATGTTCGCATCGCTGCTCGACCGCGAAACTGCTCCCACCCAGCCGGCCTACAAGCCACTGGTGCGCGCGCACGTCATCCGCGCCGCTCGCGAGGCGGGGATTCCGCTCGAGGAATTCGTCCCTTCGCTGATCGAGGCCGGCCTGGAGCGCTTCCTCGCGGCCAATCCCGAGGGCATCGCCGCGTGAGCCTCACCGCTCGCCAGAACAAGAGTCGCGTCTTCCGGTGCGCGCGCGCTCGCGCGCGGCTGCGCATCGTCGAGGACGCCTCGGCGGCGGGCAAGTCGAAGGCAGAGGCCGCCCAGCTCGCCGGCATCACCATTGGCGGGCTCGACAGCCTGCTCCGCGATCGCTGCGGTTCGAAGCGCTGGCCGATAGCGCCGCGCGAACCCGCGAATGATTCCCCGCCCGTCGCCACGGGCGAAATGCCGAGGCTGGCGCTGCCGTGTGGCCGGCGCCGGAGGGAGAGCGCCTTGCACCCTGGGCGCGCCGGTAAGCCGAGGAATGGCGGAACACCCCAACCAGGAGAAATGTGATGGCAAGAAGCGATCCGCCCCCGGCGGACCACAACGAGGCCCAGCTCCGCGACGAAATCAAGCAGCGGACCGGCATCATCATCGGGCTTGAGAAACAGCGGTCGTCGATCAACGCCGACATCACCGCTGAACGCAAGGCGATCAAGGCGCTGAACATCGACATGGACGCGTGGAAGGCTTCGAAGCGCCGCGCGGAAATGGATCCCGACGTTCGGGCCGAGTTCGATCGCAGCCAGTCGGTCTGCAATGCAGCGCTGGGCGTGCCGGTGCAAGCTGACCTGTTCGGCAACGATGACGACGCGCCGACCGGCGAAATCCCGGACGCGGCCTGATGCGATATGCGGCCTTCGACATCAGCTCGAAGACTGGTTGGGGGGTGTGGGACGGCCACGCCCCCCAGCCAACTTTGGGGGTCAAGACTATCGTGGGCTGGGACTATGACGCCGGCTCCATGCTCGAGCTCTATCGCAAGTGGCTCGGCGACTTCCTGCGCGCCTATCGGCCGCAGCGTGTCGGCATCGAGGCGCTGTTCCTCGCGCCGCACCTCGACTTTCCGACGATCGGCAAGCAGGTGGCGCTGGTCAGCTTCACCCAGTGGGCCTGCAAGGCCGCAGGGGTTCCGTGCTCGCTGATCTACGCGGCGAGCTGGCGGAAGTCCTGGTACGGCTCCGCCCGCGGCCGCACCGACGATTTCAAGAACATGGCCGTGAACCGCTGTCTCGACCTCGGTTGGGACGCTCCGGACCACAACGCGGCCGAAGCCGGGGGCATCCTGGACCATCTCGTCACGGAGATCGGCAAGGAGACGCCGCCCTGGCGCTCCTCCCATCTGCTGATGCCTGAGCCCGACCGCACCCACCGGAGGGCTGCTTGACCGCCACCATCCTTATTCTGCCCACGCGCCCGAGCATAGAGACCGCATGGGGGCGCTACCGCTTGCTCTGCATTGAGCTGGCGGAAGCGCCGGCGCGTGCAGACGACCCCAATTTCATGGCCCGTGTCGCCGCGGCGCGCGAGGAATGGCAGCTGGGCTTCGCCGCCTGGGCGGAGGCGACATGTCGGTGACCGCCCTGCAGACGCGCCGCGACGCGCCGTCCTATCCGGCGTGCCTCATGGTCATCGAGACCGAGGCCACCCTCCTGGGCGGCCTGATGATGGACAACACATGGATCGATCGGGTCGCCGATCGCCTGACCGCCGAGGACTTCTTCGAGCCGCTGCATGGCCGGATCTACACCGCGATGCTGGAATGCTCGGCCGCTGGCCGCCCGGCCAATCCGGTGATCCTGCGCCCGCTCTTCGTCGACGACCCCGCGATGCAGGATCTTGGCGGGCCGGCATATCTCGCCCGGCTCACGACCAGCCCGGCGGCGCTTCTCGGCCTTTCGGCGTTCGCTGACCAGATCGCGGACACCGCGCGCCGCCGCCGCGTCTATGACGCGCTGCAGGCAAGCCTGGCGGACCTCGCGCGGGCCGAGAACCTGACCCAGCCGGTCGAGACCGTGATCGAGGGTGTCGACAACGCCCTGAGCGGCGTGCTGACGGTAACCTCGAAAGCGCCGCAGAGCCGGTCGCTGGCGAAGGCCGTCGACTCCACGCTGCGCAAGATCGATGACGAGGCCAGCGGGAAGTCGGTGCCGGGAATCCGCCTCGCCGACTTCGAAGACTTCAATCGCCTGACCGGGAACATGCGCCGCGGCGAGGAGATGATCCTCGCCGGCCGGCCCGGCATGGGCAAGACCGCGGTCGCGCTGCGCATCGCGCTTTGCTCGGCCGCTGCCGGCAACGGCACCGCGTTCTTCAGCCTCGAAATGATGGCCGACGAGCTGACCCGGCGCGCGCTCGCGGACCTCGTGTTCGAGTGGGGGCAGAACCCCACCTACGAGCAAATCCGGGAAGCTAAGCTCAATCCGTATGAGCGCCAGCGCCTCCAGGAAGCGCGCGATCGCATCGCGGACTGGCCGCTCGAGATCCTCGACCCGCCTTCGCTCAAGATCGGCCGCCTCGTCCGCGAGATCCGGCGCGTCCAGCGGAAGTTCGCGGCCAAGGGCCAGACGCTCGACGTCGTCATCCTCGACTATCTCGGCCTCATCAAGCCGGACCGGGAGAGCGGGAGCCGCTACAACGACGTCGCGCTGATCAGCCGCACGCTCAAGGAGATCTCCAAGGCGTGCAACATCGCGCTGGTGGTGCTCGCCCAGCTCAACCGCAAGGTCGAGGAGCGCGAGGACAAGCGCCCGCACCTCCACGACCTCCGCGACGCCGGCGACATCGAGCAGGACGCCGATACGGTCATGTTCGTCTACCGGGACGAATATTACCTCACCAAGAGCGAGCCCCCTCCGGGCGACAAGCGCCGGGCGGACTGGGAAGTCTCGCTGCAGGCCGCGCGCGATCGCCTCGAGCTGATCGTCGCCAAGCGCCGCGGGGGCCGCGAGGGCCGGCGCACCTGCCACTTCTTCGGTGCTCACCAGGCCGTCCGCGACGGCAACTATTTCCAGGACATGGGGCGATGAAGGGCAACTCCTATCCGGTCGGGCTCAATTTCGGTGGGCCGGCCGCGCAGCGCCTGGAGCGCGCACTCGGCCGCACCGCGCGTGAAAATGCCCGGCGCGTCCAGTGCGAGCACTGCGACCTGCTGATCCTTCCAGAGAATATGCTGCGCCACCTGGAGGTGGTGCACGGGGGTGACGATGACTGATGCACTGCCGGCGCCGCTGACGCCATCGAACTGCGATCTCAGTGACTTCCCCCGCATGATGATCGATATCCAGCGCCTCCGGCAATCCGGGTTCGACGCGATCATCGATGACAGCGCGTGGCGCGCGGGCGTGAACCTCTGGCTCTCCGCGTGGCATTCGGTGCCCGCCGGGTCGCTCGACGCCGACGACGCCGCCTTGACCAAGGCTGCGGGCCTCGGCCGCGACCTGCGCACCTGGAGCGCGGTGCGGGACAACGCCATGCGGGGGTTCGTCCTCTGCTCGGACGGCCGCTACTATCATGAGACCGTCAGCGAGGTGGCGCTCGAAGCGTGGATCGAGAAGGTGATCCAGCGCCTCGCGAGCGGTGCCGGCAACGCCAAGCGCTGGAAGGCCGAGTTCGATCCTGCGCCCCTCGAAGCCGACCTTGTGCGGGCTGGGGAACTGCTCGCTGCGCTCAATCCGGACAGCAAGCTCCTAGTGAAGACCCGCCGCCGCGCGTCCCAGTCGGATGGAAATTCGATCCCACCGGGAGGCGACAGCGATCCCACTGGGAAAGAAAAGGCATCGGGTCGCGATCCGGATGGGACCGATAAGGCGTCCGAACGCAACGCGTCTCCCCGGGGAGAATCGTCCCAAGAGAAGGGAAGGGAAGAGAAGGGATATATATCCCCCCCTACCCCCCCGGCACATCCGGACCCGCGCCTGCACGAGATCATGACCGCTGGCGGCTTCATCCAACCACCGTCCGACTGGAAGGCGGTGCTGGATAGCTGGATCGAACGCGGCGCCGATTACGAGCAGGACATCATCCCCGTCCTGCGCTCCGCCGGCGTCCGCCTCCGCGAACGCAGCGGCCGCGCCCCGTTCAAGCTCAAGGTCTTCGAGCCGGACCTCGCCCAGCACATGGGCAACACCAAGCGCGAGCTTGAGCTGTTGCGCAGCATCCCCCGCCACCATGCGGAGATGGACCGGCAGCGGCGTGAGGAAGACGAGGCCCGGGAAAGCCCCGAGGCGAAGGCGGCCCGGGAGGCCGAGATGCGCGAGTATCTCGCCAACCGCGACGACCACGGCCCCTCCGACGTCGAGGAGCCGGCCTGATGCGCTCGTCCCTCGGCCGGATCGCTGCCGCTGCCCGCGATCCCGATCCCGATCAAGGCTGGAAGGCCGCCGAGATGGCGTGGCGCGAACACGGCCTCGCGCTGCTCAACCCCGACGAGGTCGAGCGCCGGCTCGGTTGGATCGCCGGGCAGGAAGCCAGGAACATCGCCGAGAAGTGCTTCGGCAAGAGGAAGGTGGAAGAATGACGATCAAAGGGGGGCAGAAATCCCGGACGCGCAAGCCGAGCCCCCAAGCGCGCCGCGCCGCCAAGAAGCGGGCCGAGGCCATCACCGGGGAGGTGCTGGCCGCAAAAGCCCCGCGCCTGCCCGCTCGCCGCGTCGGCCCGCCGGCGCCCGAACCCGCAGGACCGAAGGCCAAGCCCGGCCCGGGCAATCGCAGCATTGAGGACGTCGCCGCGGTGATGAGCCGGCGCCATGCCGCAGCCCTGCGCGAGGCAGAGGCCGAGATGGCCCGCGCCACCGCCCAGGAGCGCTGGAGCCACAAGTGGGAGGGCACGCCCGAGACGCACGAGAAGTTCAGCCAGGCACCCGATCGCGTCAGCAGGTTCGGGCACTCGGCCATCCACCGCATGCATGCGCTCGGAAAGATCACGGCCGAGGAGCTCGCCGCGGCCGAAGAAATCGCGATGGTGGTGGAGATGATCGAACGCGACGTGTCCATGGGCACCGGCTCGTTCGCTATCCTCTCCGAGATGCTGGTCCGCGTCGACTGCTCGGGCTCGGCCCGGGATCAGCTCGTCGAATCGCTCGGCCGCATCCGCCTCGAGCTCGCCTATCGGGCGTGGCGCAAGTGCGTGCCGCAGCCGCGCCGCATGATCATCGACATGGTGACGACCAACGTCCCCTATGTCCGCCTCGCCGCCGAATACGGGATGCATTGGCGCACCGCGCGGAAGCGGTTGATCACCGCCTTGCGCATGTGGCCTGAGTTCAAGGATTTCGCGCGCGCCTCGGTCGGCCGCGCCGATGTCGGAGAAGCATACGAGCGCCTCGGTGAAGGGACATTGCTGGCCCCCAGGCCGAAGCCGGCGCCGCCGACGCTCAGCGAAGACGAGGCTGCGTGATGGATATTCGCCGCCCCGGCACGTCGCCGTCCAGTCGCCCCAATGTCGACTCGAGCCCCACGGAGCGCATCGATGGGCGGGACATTGTCGCCATCAACCGCGCCGGCATGGAGGTGGTGGACAGCGACGGCGCCCGCTTCCCCATCGTCAACCGCTTCGATCGGTTCGGCGACGAGACCGAGGACTGGGCCGAGACCACCGCTTGCGTGGCCGGTCCCGACCCGCGCGGGCACATGTGGGCGATCGCCGTGGCTGACTTCGGTGCTGCGGTGAACTGATGGCCTTGGTGTTCCACGGCACGCCCCTCACCCCGAGGGAGGCATTGGCCTGCGTGCTGGCGGGGCGCGCGGCGTGCGTGAGCTTCTTCCGGCCCGACGACCTGCTCGAGGTCCTGCGCCTGTGTCCTTTCATCATGTTCGACCACGGCGCGTTCTCGTTCTGGATGGCCGCGTTGCGCGCCGGCCGGGAATGGGACGAGGAGCAGCGCGATGCGTGGTGGCGGGCCTACTACGCCTGGCTTGAACCCCAGCTCTTCCACGCAGGGCGATGGGCGGTGATTCCGGACAGCCCGGGCGCCCCGTCGCAGGTCAACGACGCGCTTCTGCTCGAAAACCCCTTCGGTCGCTCACGGATGGCGCCAGTGTGGCACATGGACGGTCGGATTGAGCGGCTCGCCTATCTCTGCGAGCGCTACGACCGGGTCTGTCTGGGATGGATCGGCGACCCCAAGCGGGAGCCGGTCGGCTGCGATGCGTATCGGCGCAAAATGGACGAGGTCGCCCTCCTGATGGGTAATCGGTGGCACCCGATCCACATGTTCCGCGGCGGCGTGGTCGGCGGTGACTACCCATTCGCCAGCGTCGATATGACCACCCTGGCCCAGAACGGCTGGCGATACGATTCCCCGATGGATGCTCTGTTCGGTGATCAGTGGCGTGGCCGACTGGCCTATGCGGATCGTCTCGAAAGGCTCGCGGCATGACGATGCTGCCCATCCTGGTGCCGCCCTCTGTGTCGGGGCCGCTGCCAGAGCCTCGTCTCCGCTGCATCAGCAACGGCAAGGGCCTGCAATCGGTTACGATGATCCTCCTCGCGCAGCGCGGATTGATCGGGCCGACGCCCGATTTGATCCTCGACGCCGCGCTCGCCGATGAACGGTCTTCGTCGGCCGAGAACATGGCCTGGCTGCGATCTCCGAACATGGGCGTGACCATTCCGTTCGACGCGGTCGACGGCGGCCACATTGCGGGCGATCTCGAGCAGTTGGTAGGCGGCTGGATCGAGCGGATGGCTAACCCGCCGTTCTTCGTCAGGAACCCCGACGGGTCGCGCGGCATCCTCGGCAGAGGATGCACGCGGGACTACAAGCTCCGCCCGATCTGGCGAAAGCTGAGGGAGGTGCTCGGCTATGGGCCGCGATCGCCGATGCCTCGCGAACCGATTGTCGAAATGTGGATAGGGATCACCAGCGATGAGAAGCATCGCATGGCTCCTTCCGCCCATCCGTGGATCAGGAACCGATACCCGCTGATTGAGATCGGCTGGGAGCGCCACGATTGCGATGACTGGGTTTTCAACGAGTACGGCGTCCGCCTGAAACACTCGGGATGCAAGAGCTGCCCGTACACCTCGGACGAGCAGTGGCTTTGGATCAAGACCCATCAGCCGGCAGACTTTGCGGTCGCGGTGGCTGTCGACCAGCTCATTCGGTACGGCATGCCAGGCATCGACGGAGAATGCTTCCTGCACGACAGCCTTACGCCGCTCGATCAAATCGACTTCGCAGCATTAATCGCCGCGCGCCAAGGGAACCTGCTGAGTTGGAGCGGATGTGCGGCCGGAATGTGTGCCGTGTGAGCCGTGGCGCCCCCTGCGCCCCTATTCCGGCATAAGCTGCTCGCGCAGCCCGTCGATCGCTGCGGACACCGCTTCAAGCTGTCGGTTCAGTTGCGGAATCCAGTCAATGGCGGTGTGCAGCCCTCCCAGGGGAGGTAGGGTACGCAGGACCCCCGCCATCGCCGACGCGGTCGGAGCGTTCTTGGCACCCCTGATCAACACAGGCAGTTGCGCCATGGCCAGGTCTCGCTCACGCCCGCGATCAATTCCCCAGTTTTCCCCCCGATGAGCCTGCGCGCGGGCCTGCATTTCGTCGCGCTCTCGCTCCATCTCGCGCGCCGCCCGCTCGGAAAAGCCCAGCGCCAAGTTGATCGGTTCATTGAAGGCGCGCGCCTCCGCTTCAGCGCGCTGATCCTCAGCGGCCAGATGATCGAGCCGACGCTGTTCGGTCGCCGCAGCGTTGACCTCCTCGAGCCGGCGGGCGTTCGCCTCGTCTGCCGCCTTCTCGCGCGCCGCGCTGTCCCGCGCCAGCTTGCCAGAATACCAAATGGCCAGGCCCGCCGCGATCGCCTGGACGACCGCAGCGATGGCGGACACCCAGGCGGCGAGGACCTGCTGGTCGGCCGCGCTCATTCGCGACCGTCATCGAGAAGCTTGTCGATCAGGGCGCGCCAGATATCTTCGGGATAGACCGGGAAGCCATCACCGCCGGGAGCGGCAGTGAGCATATCAGGGCTCGGTTCGCGGAGTGCCGCCACGACCGCAAGCACCTCTTCGACAACCGATTCCCAGCGTGGCCAGCTCGGCACCGCTGGGCGAACGTCGGTCACTGCCCTCTGGAAGCCCAGCCCCCGACTGACCCGCTCGTTGGGATCTAGTCCTCGCGCTTCGCATAGCGCGCGCGCCGCGCGCTCGATCGGGCTATTCGGATTATGTGCAGCCATCGGGGTCCATCCTGCGCCGCCGGAGGGCAGCGTCGAATCGGTCATAGCAGCGGGGCGGGAACCCCGAAAGGAACCCGCCCCAGCCAGCTACGTGGCCGGCGGCTTCTTGCGGGGAGCCCGCTTCCGCGCCGGCTTGTTCCAGCCAAACTTCTCGAAGTCGCGGTCGGCCAGCGCGGCCGCGTCGGCAATCTGCTGGTCCGCCTCGGTCGACGGTATCGGGAAATCGGATCTCTTCGTGGGCTCTTTGGCCATGGGGGTTGCTCCGTTGGTAGGGAATGGTCGCAGGGATCACCGGGGCCGCCTGAGGTAGAGGGTCACGGTGTTCACGTTCGTCCCCGCGTGGGCGAACGATTTCTCTGGCAAGTCGCGCCAGGCCCAGCGCGGACGGTCACCGCACTGGTCAATCAGATCATGCAACGGCTTGTGCCGCGCGTCGGTGCAATGTTCCGCCCGTGCGCTCATCACCGCCACCAGCACGCCGCCGGGCTTCAGGAACTGGAAAGCGTGGCGCACATGGTCGCAGTCGCGGCCGCGATCGAACGGCGGGTTCATCACGATGCGGTCGAACAGGCCGACCCGAGCGGGGTCGAGCTGGAGGAAGTCGGCCTCGATGGTGTCTCGGAAGCCGTGCAGTACGCGCAGCTCGTGCGCGAGCCCGGGCTGGATCTCCACGCATTGCACCGAGGCGCCGGCCGCGCGCGCTGCCTTGGCCAGGGTGCCGGCGCCGGCGGAAGGCTCCAGCACGCGATGCCCGGCGGCAATCTCCGCGCGGTCCATGACCGCGGCCGCGACCGCATCGGAAGAAAAGAATTCGCCGAAGTTCTTCGCCGGCGTCGCGTGATAGGCGGGGCCTCGCTCGTAGGTCGGCCCCTGCCCCACGTCGCCCTCGACCGGCTTGTAATATTCGAGCAGCAGCTCGTTGACCTGCTTGAGCAAATCCTTCCGCTCGAACCACAGGTGCAGGTTGCCGTTCTGGAAGACGCGCACCCGGAAATATTCGTTGCGCACCAGCATGGGGAACACGCGGTCCTGCCGGGCCTGGACCACCTTGCCGACGATGCCTTCGACCTCTTCGGGCGGCACGGGCTCGCCGCGCCGGTGGCTGATCCCATAGGACATCGGGATTGGGCCCTTTCCGTCAAGCTCCCGGAAGATGCGCTCGACATCGTGCAGGGTGTCGCGGCGGTTGTCGCTGACCCACCACGAGCTATCGATTCCGAACGCGCGGTCGATCACCAGCCGGTTGCCGATCGCGAAGGCATCGTGCGAACGGAACCGTCGGTCCATCGCCATGAAGGTGTTGGCGATGCCGCGGAGGTACATGTCGCGCCGACTGAGCCAGACCGAGCCGAACGTCGCCTGGCAGTTCTCGACGGTGAAAGGCGGCGGCGTGTCCTTGATGCTGTCGCGGAATTCCTCGCGCGCCTGCCGATCGAGCAGCACGTCGAAACCGAGGTGCGACATCAGGTGCGTCCAGCAGCCGCGGTCCACCGTCGCGGTGACCAGCGCCGTGAAATGCTCGCGGGCATCTCGATCGAGCTGTCTGCCCTGGTCCCAATATTTCGAGGTGCCGGTGGCCATGAACGCGGCCGACAGGGAGATGTCGTTGTTGCGGTCGCTGCCGATCGCCAGGCTGATGTTGCCGCCTACGCTGGCGGCCGCGGCGAGCGCGGCGTGTGTGTGGAAATGGTCATAGCTCTCCAGCCACAACTCGATGGCGCGATCGCGCCCGTCGGTGAAGTCCTTGATGTTGGCGAGCGTGGCGAGGGCCTGCCCCTCGGGGGCGGAATCGTCCTGGGCGGCGAAGATGCCGCCGTGTTCGTATGACATTGCTGGTTCCTTGGTAGGGAAAAGGGAATCATTCGAGCCGCTTGCGCGGCGGTTCTTCGCGAGGCATCAGGCGCGGGTTCCTTGGTAGGGAACCTTCAGGCCGGGGAGTGACCGCTCCCTGGCCTGTCGTACCGCCTGGCCGCGCTATGCCGCCTCGAGCGTCGGGATCTTGTCGAGTTCCTCCCGCATCGCATCGCCGGCGATCGCGAGATCATAGCGAAGCTGCAGCCTGCCCCAAATCTCCGCACCGTTCCCGCACAGCTTGCCCAGGCGATGGGCCATCTGCGGCGTGACCGGCTGACGCTCGGCGAGCAGCTCGTACAGCGTGTGCCGCGACACGCCGAGAGCGCGCGCGATTTCCGCCTTGGGCTTGTCGAGCGCGGGTAAGACGTCCTCGCGGAGCAGCTCGCCCGGGTGCAAGGGCCGAAGCCCATTCTTGATAGTCATAACCTGACCCTCCATGGTCGCAGTTAGTGGTAATCCTCCAGATCGACCGCGACAGCATCCTGACCGTCGAAACCGAATGTCAGGCGGTAGTTGCCGCTCGCGTCCACAGCGTAGCGCTTGGGCTTGCCTTTGAGCCCGTGGAAGCGCCAACCCGGAATGTTCATGTCCTCTGCCACCGTCGCCTCGTCGAGCGTGATGAGCTGGCGACGCACGCGATCGTGATTGGGCACAGGCAGCTTTGAGCCGTCCCCGGTCTCGAAGAAGATCTTCACGGCTTTGCTGCGGTAGGACTTGATCATGCGAATTTGTGTAATGCAATGCCTTACACATTGCAAGGGAAATGTTAGGCGCCGGCTTACACATTGTGGCCCGCGCGGAAATATCTCCGTTGCCCGATTGACAGTGCCACGAACAATCATGGATATAGCCATTACGGAAAGTTCCCCTTAGCGGGCTCCGGTCATCCCAATTTCACCGCAATCCATCGCCCCGACAGCCGCCGGGGCGTCAGCGCGCGTGCTCTGTCCCGATCGAAACCTTCAGCGCCGCTGGGGGCATTGATGTAGGCCGGGCCGGAGCCGCGCGCACCCTCGAGGAAAATCCATGGCCCAGCGCGCAGTCGCCGACTGGCCGAAGCTCAAGCTGGAATATGTCCAGACGCGGACCACCATCGCCGAGCTCGCGGCCAAATATGGCATCAAGCCCGAGACGGTGAAGAAGCAGGCCGAACGCGGCCAGTGGGGCATGGAGCGGCTCAAGTTCGAGCAGCTGTCGATCGCGAAGGCGGCTGAGGAGGCCTCGCTCGAGCGCGTCGCCGAGCTAACCTCGTTCAACCGGGACGACCTCAAGGTCGCCAAGGCGATCCGCGCTCGTGTGGCGCGGCGCCTGGGTGCCGTGGGCCAGGAGATTCCGGCGGCCGAGCTGCGGCTGCTGGCATCTGCGGCCGAGGCGGCGCAGCGCATGGGGCGCCTGGCGCTCGGCGCATCGACCGAGAATGTCGGCCAGCCGGCCGCGCTGCCCCATGATCCGACCGGCGCCGAGACCGGCCAAGTCTCCGAGGACATGTTCCTCAAGGCCCGGGCACGCGCGATCGAAGATTTCTAATGTCGGAGAGCGCGGAGGCCTATAACCTCGCGGTCAAGATCGAAGCGCGCGCTGACCTGTATTTCTTCGCCCGCTACATGTTCAAATCCATGCGCGGGTATCGGTGGCTGCACAACTGGCACCATCGCGAGATCTGCGACGCGCTGATGCGTGTCTACCGCGGCGAGTGCAAGCGGCTGATCATCAATGTGCCGCCGCGCTATTCGAAGACCGAGCTGGCGGTTGTCAACTTCATCGCTTGGGCCCTCGGGCTGGCGCCGGATGCTGAGTTCATCCACGTCAGCTATGCGGCGGCTCTCGCTGTCAACAACGCTGGGAATACCAAGCGGCTGGTCGAACACGAGGCCTATCGCCGCATTTTCCCGGAACTCCAGCTGCGGCGGGACAGCAAGGCAAAGGGCGAATGGCGCACCACCGCCGGCGGCGTCGTCTACGCCCAAGGCGAAGGCGGCACGATCACCGGCTTCGGCGCCGGCAAACTACGCCCCGGGTTCGGCGGCGCCATCATTATCGACGACATCCACAAGGCGGATGAGGCTCGGTCGGACAAGATCCGCGAGGGCGTGATCGAGTGGTTCAAAAACACCCTCGAATCGCGCGTGAACTCGCCAGACACCCCGATCATCGTCATCGGGCAGCGGCTGCACGAACGCGATCTGCCCGGCTGGCTGCTCGGCGGGGGCAACGGCGAGAAGTGGGAGTTGGTCAAGCTGTCGGCGATCCAGCCGAACCACAAGGCGCTTTGGCCCGAGAAGCACGACATCGCGATGCTCAGTCGCATGAAGGAGAAAAAGCCCTACGAGTTCGCGGGGCAATACGATCAGGATCCCTCGCCGCGCGATGGCGGGCTGTTCAAGCGGGAATGGTTCCCCATCGCGGATGCAGCGCCCGCGGGGGGCACGATCGTGCGGAAGTGGGACCTCGCGGCAACCGAGGAGAAGATAGGCGGCGATCCAGACTGGACCGTCGGCACCCTGATGTCGCGATGCCCTGACGGCTTCTTCTGGGTGCGCGATGTGATCCGCCTGCGCGGCTCGCCCCACCAGGTTGAGCAGGCAATCAAGAACACCGCCAGCCAGGACGGCAAGGCGGTCACCATCCACCTCAACCAAGACCCCGGCCAGGCCGGCAAATCCCAGATCAGCGCCCTCACCCGGATGCTGGCGGGCTGGCCGGTGAAGTCGGAGATCGAAAGCGGGTCCAAGGAAACTCGCGCCACCCCGTTCAGCGCCCAGTGCGAGGCTGGCAATGTCCGCCTCGTCCGCGGCGCCTGGAACGAGGACTTCATCACCGAGGCGTGCGCGTTCCCGAACGCCTCGCACGACGACCAAGTCGATAGCGCCTCCGGCGCTTTCAATCACCTCGCCCCCGGCAGCGGCCTTGAAGGCTGGCTCAGCTGGGCGGCGGACAAACTCAGCCCGGCCGAGCCGGACAAGCAGGAGGCGTAAAAGGGATGGCCGACCAGTCGATCATCGCGCGTGTCGTCGCGGGCGTCCGCTATGCGGCGACCGGCACGATGCCGGCGGGCTGGTTCGGACCGAACACGCCCCTACCCCCACAGGCCCCGCCGGAGGTCGCCGGGCGGCAGTTCGATTACCCGGTCGCGATCAACCTCAACTACAAGGGCCGCCCCGGCGAGCTGCAGGGGTTCGACAAGCTCAAGGCGCTGGCCGCCTACGACAATGTTCGCATCGTGATCGAGGGGCAGAAGGACAAGCTCGAGGCCCTCGGCTGGTCGATCAAGTACAAGCCGGTGAACGGCAAGTCGAAGCCCACGGATCAGGGCGTGACAGAGATCCAGACCCAGCTCGAATATCCGGACCGGATCCTCGACTGGGGCCAGTGGCTCCGCGGGCTGCTCGACCAGAATTTCGTGTTGGACGCGGTGTCCATCTATCGGCGCCGCGATCGGGGCGGCCGGCCCTATTCGTTCGAGTTGCTCGATGGCGCGACGATAAAACCACTGATCGACGAGGGCGGCCGCCGCCCGATGCTGCCCGACGCTTCGTATCAGCAGATCCTCAAGGGTCTGCCCGCGGTCAATTACACGACCGAGGAGCTGCTCTACTTCCCGCAGAACGTGCGCATCGATCACGTCTTCGGCTACAGCCGCCTCGAGCAGATCGTGGACACCGTCGAGACGGCGATCCAGCGCCTGCGCAGCCAGAAGGCCTTCTTCACGCACGGCAACCTTTCGGACGGCTTCTTCGAGGCCCCCGAGGGCGTCACGCCCGACCAGGTGAAGCAAGTCGAGACGATGTGGAACAGCCTGCTTTCGGGCACGCCCATCGAAAACCGCCGCATGAACCAGTTCTTGCCCGCGGGCTTCAAGTGGAACGCCATCGGCGCGCCGCCGCTGCAGAACGAGTTCGACGAGTGGCTGATCCGCATCGTCTGCTTCTGCTTCTCGACCGCGCCGACGCCCTTCCTGAAGCAGCAGGGCCTCGGGCAGGGCTCGGCCGCGACGGAGCACGAGGCGGCCGAGGAAGCCGGCCTCGGCAACGTCATGGGCTATGTGAAGCGCGTGATGGACCGGATCCTCGCCGAGGATTTCAAGCGGCCCGATCTGGAATTCGCCTGGGACGAAGATCGCGAGTTCGATCCGGATCAGGCCGACCAGATCCAGAGCCGCCGGTGGCGCGACGGCCGCTGGAACCTCAACGAGGCGCGCGAGGCGATGAGCGCGGAGCCGATCCCGGGCGGCGAGAACATCTACTTCTCCGGCGCCGGCATGGTGCTGATCGAAGATATCCTCAACCCGCCCGAACCGCCGCCGGCGCCTGGCCCGGTGCCTCCCGGCCAAGAGGAGAAGGAGCCTGACAGCGGCGAGGCGGGCGACGAACCGGCCCCCAAGGACGAGCAGCTCGAGAAGGCTGCGTCTCGCCCTGCAGAGCGCCGCCTCGGCGCCGCGCTGAACCGCTACCTCGCGGCCAAGGGGAAGACCATTATCCCCGAGCTCGCTGCAGCGCTCGGCATGGAGAAGGCCGAGGATGGGTATCGGCGCCAGATCGACGACGCACTGAACGCGATCGACTGGGATTGGTCGGACCTGCCTAAGCTGATCCAGCCCTTCCTCGCCAGCATCGCGGCCGCCACGGGCAAGCGCTCGCTCGATGACCTCGGCCTGTTCAGCGACAGCACGCGCGAGAAGCTGGTCAAGAACGCCGCGGACTATGCCGAGCGCCGCGCCGCCGAGATGGTCGGCCGGAAGCTGGTCGGCGGCGAGCTGGTGGACAACGAAGGCTGGTCGATCCCCAGCGCCACGCGCGAGATGATCCGCAAGGCCGTCACCAGCGCGATGGAGGACGGCTCGAGCAATCAGGATCTCGCGAAGGCTGTCCGCGAGAGCGGCGCCTTCTCGAAGGCCCGCGCGACCAACATCGCCCGGACCGAGACCGCCACGGCAGACGTCCAGGGCCAATATGCCGGCTGGCGCGCCTCCGGCGTCGTGGCCGGCAAGGAATGGCTCGCGTCGGACGGGTGCTGCGAAGATTGCGCCGTTCTCGATGGCGAGATCGTGGCGCTGGACGACGACTTCACGGGCGGCGCCGACTGCCCCCTCCACCCGAACTGCGAATGTGCCGTGGGTCCGGTCCTCCCTGAGGACATGCCGGGCAGCGGCGACCCCACTGACGACTGACGGAGACGCAAAATGTTGTTCATCCCGCTCGCCAAGGCCGATGCCACCCAGCGTCTCGTCTCTGGCTTCCTCGACGAAACCCCCGACCGTGCCCGCGAGGTCATGGACTATGAGACCGCCAAGGCCGCGTTCCAGGACTGGTCGGCCGAGATGGAGAAGGCCAGCGGCGGCAAGTCGCTGGGCAACATCCGCGGCCAGCATTCGAACATCGCGGCCGGCAAGCTGGTCGAACTGACCTTCGACGACCTGACCAAGACCATCGGCGTGGTCGCCAAGATCGTCGACGACAACGAGTGGCAGAAGGTCGAGGAAGGCGTTTACACCGGCTTCTCGCCGGGCGGCCGCTACGCCAAGCGCTGGCAGGACGGCGAGTACAAGCGTTACACCCCGCTGGTCCGCGAACTGTCGATCGTCGATATCCCGTGCAAGCCGGAATCGACGTTCACGATGGTCAAGGCCGACGGCAGCGAGGAAGAGCGCGAGTTCGTCCTCGACCAGGCCTATGAGCCCGGCAACGAGGCCACCCTCGGCCGAGCCGAGGAACTGGCCAAGGCCGCCGGCAAGCCCGGCAAGGGCAAGGACTTCGTCGTCAAGGCGCGCGCGGAGCTGATCGCCGAGAACGCCGACGGCGCGCTCGCGAAGATGGCCGACGCCGAAGCCGACGATGCCGAGCAGCCGGAAGCGGATCCCGCGCCTGCTGACCCGGTAGCCGCGCTGGAAGCGGCGATGAACAAAGCCGCGTCGGTGCTCGCGCCGGCAGACGCGGAAGCGTCGCCGTTCGCCGATCTCGCCAAGCTGGCCGCCGCGCTCGCGCTGCTGCAGGCTGATGGCCTGGCCAAGTCGCTCTGGTCGACCGAGTGGCTTTCCCGCCTGCTCCGCGAATTTGCCGACCTGCAGGGCTCGATCACCTGGGACGAGAAGATGTCGAACGCCGGCAGCGGCGATGTCGACCTGACGATTCCCACCATGGCGGCCAACATCGTCGTCAAGATCGGCGAGCTGCTGGTCGAGATGGCGCGCGATGGCGTGGCCGATCTCATCACCAACATCGAGCGCTGTGGCATCGAGGTCACCGTCGCGGAGGGCGACGGGATGGAGCTCGCAGTGCAGGTGATCGATCTCGTCAAGGCCGACACGGACCTGATGGAGAAGGCCGGCGCCCGGAATTCGAAGGCGGACACCGCCATGATCCAGACCATCCACGACCACGCCTGCAAGCTGGGCGCCGGCTGTGGCGACGAGGTCAGCAAGGACGCGGTGAGCGCTCTTACGCTGGACCGCGATCGCCTCGCCAAGGCCGTCGAGTCCGCCACGCCGCAGATCGAGGAGCTGACCCAGGCCGTCGCCGATGGCCAGGGCGAGCTCGCAAAGGCGCAGGCCCGCATCGCAGAGCTTGAGGCGCTGCCCGAGCCCGCGAAGGGCGTCGTGCGTGCCGTCTCCAAGGAGGAAGACGGCGGCGCCCTCGCCAAGGCGGACGACGAGGAAGAGCTCACCGGCTCGCTTCTCGAGCGCGCTGAGCGCCGCCGCTTCCACAGCTAACCGAACACCGGCGCCAGCCGGCAACGCCCATTCGCCGCCGCCTGGGCAACGGCAACGCATCCGGTCAGGGCCGCTCCATTCGGGGCGGCCTTTTTTATGAGGTATCCCTATGACCAAGAAGATCTCGAGCGCCGCGTTCGAGCTCGCCAAGCTGGCGAACGGCGGTAGCGATTTCGTTCTCCACACCGCCCCCGAAGGCGGCTTCATCAAGTCCGGCATGACCCTGGAAAAGGCCCAGGACATCCTCGACTTCACCAAGGAAGCCATGGCCAAGCCCATGGAAGGCGACGAGCTCGCCAAGTCGGTCACCCTGGCCACCGGCGCTTCGGCCTATGACCTGCGGGCACCGTCGCTGCTGTTCAACCCGGTGATCACGCCGATCCGCAACAGCCTTAAGCGTACCATGCGCGCCAACCCGGGCACCGCCGCGCACTGGAAGTCGATCACCGGCCTCACCAACTCGCCGAACTTCACCGCGTTCGTGCCCGAGGGGCGCCGCGCCGCCTCGATCACCTACACGATGAACGATGCCTCGCAGGGCTATGCCTCGATGGGCACCGAGGACGACCTGACCGACGAGGCGAAGTTCGCCGCGCAGGGCTTCGAGGACGAGGAAGCCCTCGTTCAGATGCGGTCGCTCTACAAGCTGATGGAAATCGAGGAAGCCTCGCTCCTGCTGGCGAACTCGAGCGTGGGCCTCGGCACGCCGACCACTCCGACGCTCAGCTCGTCGGGCTCCGGCGCAACGCTTCCGACGGCAACCTACTCGGTGATCGTGGTCGCGCTGACCGCGATCGGCCTGCTGCAGTCGTCCCTCACCAACGGCGTGGCCACCTCGGTCAACGTCACGTCGAACGACGGCAACGGCGCCTATGCGATCAACTGCGGCAGCTCGAACAAGTCGGCCGCGGCGACGCAGGCTGTCACGCTCGGCGGCGGCCTCTACGCCTCCACGCCGTGGGTGAACGGCGCGGCCGGCTATGCCTGGTTCGTCGGCACCGCGGGCAACGAGACGCTGCAGGCGATCACCACCTGCAACGTGATGGGCATCACCGCCCCGCTCGCCGGTAGCCGTCAGGCCGCCACGGCGATCACCGCCGACTGCTCGACCGAGACCAAGGGCTATGACGGTCTGCTTACCCAGGCCTTCAAGAGCGGCTCGACGGCCTACATCAAGACGATGGCGACCGGCACCTCCGGCGCTGGCTCGCAGCTCACGGCGGTGGGCAATGGCGAGGTTGCCGAGATCCGCGACATGCTGCGCACGATGTGGGAGACGTGGCGCGTCAGCGTGACGAAGATCTACGTCTCGGCGCAGGAGCTGACCTCGCTGACCAAGCTGGTGCTCACCGCGGGCAGCTCGCCGCTGCTGCGCGTCAACACCAACACCACGGCCGGCGAACCCGCGCCCGTGAAGGTCACCGCGGGCTCGGTCGTGGGCTGGTACTTCAACCCGTACACCGCGGACGGCGGCAAGTTCATCCCGATCATCATCCACCCGGTGATGCCGAAGGGCATGATCTTCGGCTACGCCGAGGTGCTGCCGGCGACGTACATGTCGAACGAATGCCCGACCGTGGCCGAGCTGCTCGTTCGCCAGGACTATTACGTCGAAAAGTGGCCGAAGACCTCGCGCCGCCAGTTCTACGGCACCTACTGCCAGACCGCCCCGGCGGTCTACGCGCCGTTCTGCTTCGGCGTGATCCAGAACATCGCACCCACCCTCTAACCCGACCCCTCGCCTCCTCTCCTGGGGGTGTCTCCCTGCCCCGTCGGCTTCGGCCGGCGGGGCTTCTTTCGCGCATCTGGAGTCAGTCATGACCAAAAAGCCCACCAAGCCCGCCGCTGCCGCCCCGGCGGCCGCACCGGCCGAGCCGGCGGCAGCGCCCGCCGCTGCCGAGCAGACCGCCGCACCCGCGGAAGGTGCCGGTGAAACGCAGGCGGCCGAAGCCCCTGCCGCTGATCAGGCGGAACAGGCGGCCGAACAGGCCCCGGCCGAAACCCCGGCCGAGCAGCCCGTCGCAGAGCCCGCCGCTGCCGCCCCGGCGGCCGCACCGGCCGAGCCGGCGGCTGAAGAGCATGACGAGCCGGCGACCCACGCCCTGATGACCCACCCGGACCATGGGACCACGGACGCCTTCCCCGTCGATCCGACGACCGGCGCTTTCCTCGTCCCGTTCGATCAGGTCGAAACCCTCGTCCCGCACGGCTTCGAAGTCGTGGGCGAGGCCTGGCCGCAGATCTGGTCGGCGCCGGAGCACACCGCCTCCGTGACCCTCTCGATCGGCACGCTGGCCGTGATCGGCGGCGTGATCGCCGTCCCGGCCGGCCTCAGCGACACCGACCGTGCTGGCCTGGTGGCCAACGGTTTCCAGCCCCCGGAGGCCTAAGCCATGCCGTTGCCGTCCCTGACCTCGATCGCCGCCGTGAAAGCCTTCGCCGGCATCACGGGGGCGGCAACGGACACTGTTCTCGAGCAGCTTGTCACGAATGCCTCCGCATTCATCCGCTCCTACACGAGCCGCGATTTCACCTCGTCCTCCTACGAGATCACCCGCAGCGGCCGCGACACCACGTCGCTTCAGCTCCCGCAGTACCCGATCACCGCGGTCGAGCGCGTCGAGGTTGACGGCTACATGATCCCGCCCGCCTCCTCCGTGACCCAGGCGGGCTACCGCTTCGACGCAGAGCAGCTCGTCCTTACCGGCTACCGCTTCAACCGCGGCCAGCTGAACGTGCGCATCCTGTACACCGCCGGCTATGCCGAGGTGCCTGCGGACATCGCCCAGGCCTGCATCGAGCTCGTCACCCTCAAGTTCCGCATGCGCGACAAGCTGGAGATCTCCTCCAAGTCGCTCGCGAACGAGACGATCAGCTTCACCCAGCGCGACATGCCCGCATCGGTGAAGACCACCCTCAACCAAGCCCAGCGGATCGCGCCGCTATGATCACCACCAGTTTTGACGGCGCGGCCGTAACCGCCCGCCTCGACGCCATGCCCAACCGGGTGCGCGACGAG